CAAGCTTGACGTCTTTATGCTCTGGATATTTTTGGCGCAGCGCAACAATTCTATTATGAAATGCGTTGCCGCCTTCTGTCGCTAGATATAACACGCTGCCGCCTTGCACCTTGCATCCGTTCCACGGCTGGCTTGCTGCTACGTGCCACGACATATCCAGCGCAAAGAATGATTTTCCTGTGTTGCTTGGCCCATATAGGACGGACATTTGCCCTTCGCCTAGCCATTTTTTGACCAGATAATTGCGTGAAAGCTGAGCCTGCGCATCTTCTGGGAAAAACACCTCGTCCAGCAAATTTCGCACGGTTAATGCTTTACGCGTGGCCTCCGGCCCTTGCGTGACCCAAAGATCATTAAAATCTGTGCCTTCGCTTGGCGGCAATATATATTCAACGCCATGCTCAGCAAATGCTTGCTCCGCTGCTTTTATGCCAGCTTCGTCATTATCGCCCGCCACCACCAGCGTTGCGTCCGGCTTGGCTTCCCTAAGACCAGCCACGACTTTATGGATATTGCCTGCATTTAGCGCAAATACGACCGGCTTGCCTGTTGCCTCTGCAATGCTTGCCGCTGTTGCCCAGCCTTCCGCTATATATGCAAAATCCCTGATTGGCCCGCCGATCACGGAGAAATTGCCATTGACCGGCATTTTATATGAAAATTTCTTTTTGCCGTCCTCGTCTATGAACTGCACGCCTTGGCGTCTGCCTGTCACGTCAATGATTGGTATTTGCAGATCAGGCCCGTCAATAATAGCGTTATGACGTTGCACGTTTTTGCGTACGAGATACGGGTGCGTTTCCGCGTCTGGCGTTTCCTGCGCTTGCTCGATCTCCGACATTATCTGTTCCCCCTGCGCTGGCCATTCTATTTCTTTATTTTGCGGCCTTGCAAGATCAGGCATTTTATTTGCGTCCGGCCATAATCCTTGGCTGCGCAATGCTTCTTGTATGGCCTTAAAATCATTGCATTGCCTGCAATTAACCATGACCTCGCCATTGAACTCTTTTATCCAAAACCTGTCTTTGCCGCCGCAATTCGGGCATGCCCCATGATGCTCGCCCTTGCTTGTCTGTTTTAGGTTAAGGAGCTTGACTATCTCGTTACCCCATTCTGCCCAATGCGCGGTGGGGAACTTGCTATCCTGCCTTAAATTGCTTAACATAATCGTACATACCTCTCTTCCCATGATTGCCCCGCCCGATTAGGTTTCGCACTGCTCGGGCGGGGCTTTTTTATGTGCTAAAAGGGTATTTCATCATCGAATGAATCAGATGCCGCTTGGGGCGCTGCCGTGGCAGGCGCTGGGCTTGCTGGCGGCAATGCAAACGGATCATCTTCCGCTGGGCTTGCTGCGGCTGTATAGCCTCCGATCACAGCATCAAATGGATCGACGCCGTGCTGAAGCTCTGCCAATTCAAGCACCTGAACAGCACGCAATCTCAGGCTTATGCCGTTGATTGATCCAGTATTGTACGGCACCAGCGTTACGGCCACGTTTACCTTGCTTCCTGACGTCAGCATAAAGTCATCCGGCAGCTTATTGCGCTGGGCATCTACCTGACGCGGCGGGCTGGTCTTTTCCATTCCATACGCGCCTTTTAATTTGGCTTTGCCGATTATCTCGCCATCATCGCCTTTTTTATACGGCAAGTTTGACGGCTTTTCCGGCCATTTCTTTTTGCTGTCCATAGACGCAGCATTGTTATACGCCTCCATACATAGCGAATGTAGCTGCTTGGCTTGATCCGGCGTCATAATAAATGACATGTCATAGGCGGCACCATCATCCAGCGCATCGCATTTCACGGATCGCATTTCGCCGCTGTCAAATTTATATGTGCCGTTTAGTCTGGGATAACGCGCAACGGCGTTACTGATAATATGTTGCATGTGCAACTCCTTGGTAAATTGCGTGGCACCCCCACGCTGGGATCTGTTGTAACATTTGTTAGAACGCGCCTGACGCGTTCATCCAGTCCGGCAAGTGAATGGTGTTTATCTCATCCCAGCCGGTGTCATATTCTTCGTTATCTGTCGCATGCTTGATGGTGTAGAGCGTTTCCATCATTCGATTATGCGCGTGCCGCAAATACATTTCGCTCATTTCGTGAACGCATACGGCGTATGGCTTTTCCTTTTCGACGCAAATGAACATGAACTGCTTTATGCGTAGCCCCTCAAGATTAAGGCAATGCAGATAAAACGCCGCTTGTATGTCATAGCCAAAATTCCTGACCGCTCGGTCAAATCCTTTGGGTGACGCATCAACGCATGTCTTTATATCTATCGCCATGCTTTGCTTGACCAGTAATCCATCTGGGCGTGTTTTGAGCGGCAAATCTAAATCTGGGTCTGTCACGAAGAATGACGCCTCTGCAATAAGATCAGAATGCGTCAGCAGATGATGCGCAACGCTGTGCTGCAATACGGACTGCGCCATATCTATGCTTTGCTTATATTCGGCTTCCGGCAAAAGCACTGCGCCAGCTTTATCAGCGTCTTCTTTTGCCTGCTTCCATTCCTTGCCGCGCCTTGTTTCCGGCCCGCATCTGACTAAGTTTTTTTCTGGTTCCAACAGGTGCGCATGGACTGCCGTGCCAAGATCAAATGCGACGCTTTCTTTGCGCTCCTGACCTTTCCAATGCGCCAGCGATTTACTGCTGACCGTTTTTACGTCCGACGATGATATTGCCGGATCTAAATGATATGCCTCGTTGGACATGTCCTTGCGCATAACCATTATGCACGCCCCCTTCCATATAATGCAATTAGCAACGCCTCTGCGCGATGCTCATGCTTTTTTAATTTTAATTCCGACGCCCGATCAGGAAACCATTGCTGCGCCAGACGTCTTGCTGCGTCTTTATCCTTTGGCAAATTCAGCGCGCGCTTCCAGTTGACTGGGCCTACCAACGTAAACCTTGAGCGAGAAAGCGCAACAGTAGATGTGATCTGACCAAACGCATATCCCAGCTTAAACGTTGAGCTGACGCCCTGCTTTGGCATTGCTTGTTGCCGCTCAATCCATATGTGATCGACAGCATCACAGCTCATTATAATATCGTTTAGCGCCACGACGTCTACGCCGCCTTCGCTATACACCGGCAAGTCATGCACCTCAGACCATGTGTCTGTGATAAGCGCTACGCCGCCAGTACGATATCCGCAGTCTATGCCAATGGTTACGGGATCGCTCATGGTTGAGTCCTTATTCAGTTAAAGGTTGCTCAACTACAATATCGTGCTTCGCAAGGAAGTCACGCAGCGCCATTTCCACTGTTGCCGCCTTTGTCATGCGCGTTTTGTCCTTATACAAGTCCAATCCCGCAATCACCTCTGGCCGCACGCGTACCAATAATTGTTGAAGCTCCATTTTCATTCTCCTTCTGTAGCTCAATTGCAACAGCTACAGATAAACATATATCGTGTCAATAGCACTAAGATATAAATTAATTGTTGACAGATATCTTTTAGATAAATTATAGTCAAGTTACGAACAAGCAATGACCAATAAATCTTAATAGGAGAAGCCGTAATGAACCTTACGCATACACATGAATTTCTAATAACGCACATCACCGACAGCGGCACAGGTTTTGGCGTGCGCACCGACAATGGCGAGAGCGTCCACATATCGCCGCGTTTATTGCAGCAGGCACACGCAAACCTAGATGACATCTGCATTGGCATTATCGTGCAGAACGCGGTCGAGGATCAGCGCGAGCGCACGCCGTGGGTTGCCGCCTACGTGCAGGAAAGACGCGCCGCGCGTGACGTGCTGGGTGCAGCGACTGACGTGCCAGCAGAGGCCGTACAAGCGCCCACCGAGGAGCCTAAGCCGATTGATTGGGCCGACGTCCAGCGCAAGATCATTGCGATGCTCAAGAGCGACGAGGTGACGTATTGCGAGACGGCAGACATCGCAGACGTCGTTGGCGTTGAGCCGCGCAAGCTATCACAGCATCTCGAAAACATGCACGCACGCGGCGAGATATGCCGAGCGCATGTAAACCAGCGTGCAAACCAGCAGCGCGCAACCTTGGTGTTATGGAGCATCAACGCGGATGTGTACAAATGATCTGCTCAACATGTGACGGAACCGGCTTCATCGAGTTGCCGCGTTTCGTCAACACGCCGGACAGCGACGCGTGGACAACGGTACGCTGCCCAGAATGCCAAGACGAAGACGACTTCGACTGGCGCAATGAAGAGGAGGAAGAGTAATGACTAAGTGGACGCAAGACATCATCATCGCCGCAGCGATTGCCGCGTCGGTGCTGGGCTGGATCGGCGCTGTCAGCATGGGGTGGATGTGATGGGTATATACATCACAACCCCCCGCGATGAATATTTTGAGTACAAGCATATAGTCAGCGCAAACCAAACCGCAGAGTTTCGAGATGACGGCGTACATGGCAGCTTGTATAATTTGCAGCTTACAATACTGGATCACGCAAAGCCTGTCGTTAATTTGCAGGGCCGCGTTGTGCATGAAACTGTGCTGGCGATAATCGATCAATCAACCAAGTATCATCTGAGGCTTGTTAAGGATGCTGTTGATGCAAGGCTGGAGGAGATGGAATGACCCTAGCTGAACCCGTCTTCATGGCATTCGCCGTCTTTTCATCCGTAGACGAGTGCAAAGCGTTTGCGAAATACTACGACTTAGCGCGGATCTTTGAGCCGCAATGCGTCGAGATGGGCGGCGAGGCAGACTACCGCCGCCCGTGGCCCGACGTCAGACCACAGCCACGGCCAACACAGGAGAACGGCCAGTGATACATTATCACGGCACACCAATCACGCCGATTGCTGCCTTGCTCGAGCTGGCGGGGCGACACTTTTGTGTGTCTCATATGCGCCCTGATGACGTATCACGCTGCCATCAGATTGGCCAAAGCGTAATGCTAGACAATGGCGCATTCAGCAAGTGGAAGAGCGGCAAGGCTACAGATTGGGATAAGTTTTACGATTGGTGCGATAGATGGCTGGATTACCCGACAACGTGGGCGGTTATTCCTGATGTCATAGATGCAGGCTCGCAAGAGCAAGACGCGCTTATCAGAGAGTGGCCGCATGGTAAAAAAGGCGCGCCAGTCTGGCATATGGACGAACCCATATACCGGCTGCTTACCTTATGCGAGGAATGGCCAAGGGTTTGCGTTGGGTCAACGGCAGAATATGCAACCGTCCTTTCAGAGCCTTGGTGCTTTAAAATGGATGAGGCATTTAACGCTTTATCTCAACAGTTTGGCAGAATGCCAGTGCTGCATATGCTTAGGGGCATGCAACTATCAGGCAAGCAATGGCCTTTTGCTAGCGTAGACAGCACAGACATTGCTCAAAATCATCACTTGCCCCACAAATCACCCAGACAAATGGCAGATAGGTGGGATGCCATGCAAACCCCAGCTCGCTGGGAAACACGACCTCAACAGGAGATATTATTATGAATAAAGGTTACTTAGCAGCGGCGGCTTATGCTGCAACAATACCAGCCGCAAACTATATGATCGGCAATGTTGGTACGTTTTGCGTACCAGATGGCCCATGCCTGATACCAGTAGGCTTTGGCGTGATGGCGCCAAGCGGTGTGCTTATGATAGGTGCGGCACTGCTTTTGCGTGACGCGGTGCATGAATGGCTTGGCCCACGCTTTGCGCTTTATGCGATAGCAGTCGGTGCTGTACTGTCTTACCTACTGGCTGACCCGTTTATCGCTATTGCATCGCTTGTCGCATTTGGCGTGTCAGAGCTAAGTGACTTCGCAGTCTATAGCAAAATCAGAGAGCGCAGCAGAACGCTCGGCATACTCGCCAGCGGTGTAGTCGGCAGTGTGATCGACAGTGTGCTTTTCCTGTGGTTGGCGTTTGGATCACTTGCGCATATCGACGGGCAAATCATTGGCAAGGTGGGTGTGACATGCCTTGCAGCGGCAGCGCTGTATGGATGGAAGAAATATAAAACAATGGAGAACGAAAATGGCTAAATGGGATCTATCAAAACTGGAAAACAGCGCCAGCGTTGGCGCGCATATTGACGAGGATAGCAGCACGCCGACGCAGCCAACGCCGCAGATGATTATCATGTCGATCCGGCGCAAGGCAGACATTATGCGCATGGACGCGGCGCGCAAGCCGGAGCGCCGCACAATGAAGCAGCGCGCCGAGGAAATCATTTCGCTGTGCGATATGCTGGAGCGGCGGCTGTGACGGAACACATGACACCGCTGGAACGCTGGAAAGAATTGGCGATCATCGAAAACGCGCGCATGAAGCGCAGGCTGATTGGCCGCGACGACATGCACGCATATGCACATAAGCCGTGGCCGCTGGAGAAGCTGCGCAAGGAGATCAAGCGCTGCCTGAGCAGGCATGACGAGCTGTCGGTGGGCGACTTGTGCAGCATGATTGAGCAGGACGCCGTGCATATCGACATCGGGCTGAAGACCATGCGGGAGCGGCGCACAATCATTAAAACGTCGTTCATTGAGGGCCAGCAGCTGTACCGCCTGCGCACGCAGGAAGAGTTTGCGTTTTAATGTTAATTAAGCTCACAGATAAGGATATGGCTGATTGCCGCCAAAGCGCTAATTTGCGCTCAACACTTGCGCGGGCCAGCGGCATAATAAATCAGCAGCGTGATACGCGCAGAGGCGTTGATCTGGATTTCCTTGGCATACGCTCAGAGGTTGCTGTCGCCAAGCTTTATGATGTCTCGTATAACCCCAATACGCTGGGCGTGGATGACGGCGTTGATTTATGGCTTGGCGAAATAAGCATAGACGTTAAGTCTACGTTCTACCCGACAGGACAGCTTCTGTTTAAATCGCTTGAAGCATTTAAGTCACGCGCTGCTGTGCTTGTGACAAAGACAGATGACGAAAATGTGATGGATGTTGCTGGCTGCATATCGCGCAAGGCATTTGTCGAAAAAGCAATGCAAACTGATTTAGGTAAGGGGAAATGCTTTGTTATGCCGCAAGATCAGCTATGGGGCGTTGAGGAGCTTTGGCGGTCATATAAGTGCGAGCAGCTTTGCCCGTAGTAACATTATGATATTTATAGTATATTCCGGCTGTGGCCAACAGCATCAACGTCGGTCGTGCAGGCGAGTTTCTCGTCGCAGCCGAGCTTGAGCAGCGCGGGATACGCTGCCATCGTGTAGACATGCAGGACGATGACCTCTGGGTGAAGTCGGCCAGCGGTGAGCTGTTGACCATGCAGGTCAAGGCGACCCTTGAGCCACGCGGTGATCGTAAACGTAAGCCGTGCTATATGTTCACGCGCGCAAACGGCGATGCGCAAATATTTGCGTATGTGGCTCTGGATATACGATTGTTTATACTGCGCACCGCGCCAAGCGGCAAAACGGTACGCATAAAGCCCGCCGATTTTACGCGGCAGGCTATGGATGACAGCATTGAGGCGATGCTAGGTTAGACCATCAGCTCGAAATGCGGGGCGTCGATAAACGGGCGCCTGCCCTGCCCGCGACGCGTGTCGATGTAGTCGTTCATCGCGTCCTCCATTGTGCCATCCCACTGTGCTATATTTGGCACAGTCCACGCGGCACCCCACCTGATTGGCACATCTACTTCGCGCGCAGCTTCTGCCATCGCATCGGCTATATCGTCATACAAATTCAGCTCCCACGATCCACGCGGGCCGACATAGGCCATGAGATCGACGGCCAACCCGTCTATGTGCTTCGACTTCATCGTCTGCGACGCGCCGCTTTTCACAAGCTCGCGCTGCT